GTTGTATATGGCTGGTTCACAATCCGGTACTTATCGGGGGAAATATGCACCGACTAATAGAAACAAGTACAAAGGAAATTTAGAAAAGATTCAATATCGAAGTTCGTGGGAATTGGCTGTCATGAAATGGTTGGACTTCACCCCATCGGTGAAACGGTGGTCATCCGAAGAAATTGTAATTCCTTACAGGGATACCAATGATCAACGGATGCACAGATACTTCATGGACTTCTATGTCGAATTTGAAAACGGTATTATCTATTTGTGGGAAGTTAAACCCTACGAACAAACACAAATCCCACTCCCACCAAAACGGGTAACCCCAGCTACATCGGCTCGACACCTAGAAGCTGTTCTCACATATAAGAAGAACAAAGACAAGTGGATCACCGCAAAGAAATTTGCCGAAGATCGTGGTTGGGTGTTCAAAGTGTTGACCGAAAAAGCCCTGCGCAAATATGGGATTCTGATTACAGATGGCAGAAGTTAAACCACGGGTTCGAAAAGAGCCTGATAAGATAGCGCAATTCAGAGCCTCATTGGCTGCAATGGATGCCCTACCTAACGCGAAGAAAAACAACAAAAGCATCAAATGGTTCAAGGAGACTATTGAAGGTATCCCAAGGTCCAAGGTGGCAGTAACTCCGGTAGCCGGTAAGATGTACACCTACATATATGATGCAAAGTACAAAAAAACACTCCCGTACTGGGATCGATTCCCCCTCATCATCATGTTGGATGTAACACCAACCCACCAGTTAGGGTTGAACTTACACTATCTCCCACCAAAGGCCAGACAGGTTTTTATGGAGAAGATTCTAACAATGTTGAGTCAAAAGAACCTTGGCCCAAAGGCATATTTCAAAATCAACTGGAATGCGGTTAAACGCTATCCCGGTGCTGAAAAAATGATCAAATTATATATTCGATCAAGAGTCAAAGGTCATATGGTGGAAATCAGTCCTCTATATTGGGCAAATGCAATTTATCTACCGACACAACAATTCCTTGACAAAGAAGGCAATCGATTCTCTGCACGAAAAGTTTGGGCGGATGGGAAGACACACTAATGGCAACAATCGATATCGACAAATTCAGGGCTGCGGTCATGAAAGACGACCTTGGACGTGCAAACTTGTTCAAGGTCGAGTTTCCAAACAAAATTGGTATTAAAATTCAAAATAGCTTCGGTAATGGTGGTGGTAGTTTATTCCGATCCATTACCGACGTTGTAACCAAAGAAGTTTTATCCCGAGCCGAACCCATCAGACAATTGACTGGGTTCTTCAGCCCGGAAATTATTCGGGCGGTTGGATTGGGTGATATGTTGGACACCTACTTACAATATCCATATGATCTGGGGATGTATGTAAAAGATGTGGGTGTTCCGGGTAGGACATTAACAACTACAGATGTCCATTCCGATCAGGTTCCATTCAGCATGGTTAATGGAAGCGAGTTTGATGTATTGTCAATGACGTTTCTTGTAACACCATCCCAGAAAGAGCGTCAATTCTTTCTGGACTGGATGAACAAAGCTTGTAACATGGATCGGCATAAATATGGGTTCTACGATGATTATGTAGCAAGTCAGATTCTCATCAGATTTTGCGACCGCCAAGGTAATATGGCATCTATCACAGAGATTGTTGAAGCATTTCCAACCCATGTGTCGGATATGCAATTATCGTATGAAAACAATAATCAACTTGCTACGTTTGATGTTCAATTCAAATTTAAGAAAGCTACTACGAAGACTGCCACCGACTCCGGCGATGGTAACATCTTCACAGAAGCAAAACATTGGTACGACTCCATCAAACGTATCACCAATATCATTTAAGAGTATTTTATTATGGGCAAGCTTGCAAGCTTAGCATTAGATTCGCTTCCGACATTCAAATGTTTGATTCCAAGCCTAGGAAAGACTGTTACCATGAGGTCTTTTGTAGTCAAAGAACAGAAACTATTGCTGATCGCAAAACAATCTGAAAGTGACAAACTCGAAGGTGTTGTAAATGCCGTTAGTCAATTAATTCAAAACTGCATTACCATCGGTGATATTAATGTCAGCGAACTCCCAAGTTTTGACATTGAATATATGTTCATCCAACTGTTCATGCATTCAACAGGTACATCCAAGACCAAAACTTTCTATCTCTGCAAGAATCCAGTTCTTGATGAAGATGGCAAGCCTAAATTGAATGATGAGAACGAAGAAATTACTTGCGACCAACCAAATGGTGTGGTTGTTAATCTGAAAGATGCCAAGGTATCTACCAGTGAAATCCAAACCGGTATTATTGATGTCAAATCATCAACCATCGACAAGTTAATCCTGAAATATCCAAACTTTGAACAGATCACACGTCACGATATATCTATTGCCGATGAAGATGTAGATACTACTCTGAAGGTCTATGCGGAATGTATGACCTATGTGTACAAGGCAGATGGTACTGTATTAAAACTTGGCGAAGACTACGATATCGAAGATGCCGCTGAAATGTTGGAATTACTATCTAAACAAATCTTCGACCAAGTAATGGGGTTCTTCATGAACATCCCATCAATTACAGGTCACACAGATTTTGTTTGTAGGAAGTGTAATCATAAAGCAAAAATTGGATTGCGGGGTCTAAACGATTTTTTCTCGTAACTCAGGCTGAAGATAGTCTTGGTAGTTACATGAAAACCAACTTTAGCCTGCAAAAATACCACAACTATTCCTTATCGGAACTAGAAGCAATGATGCCTTGGGAAAGAAAAACTCTTATTACCCAAGTTACAATGTGGCTAGAAGAAGAGAAGAGAAAAATGGATAGAAAGAGACATGGCGGATAATACAGACGATCCAAGATTAGTGAGTGTGCTAGAAGAACTAGCACACGCAATGCATGATCAGAAGTTAAGTGAGAAACAAGCCAGAAAAGCTGATAAAGCCATTTTGGATGAACTTCGAAAAAAACATAAGTATGATCAAAGTAAACATCGCAGTGTCCGGGTTGCCAAGCGTGTTGGGAAGGGTGCTCTGGGGGCCGCTGGTGGGGCTGTAGGCGCCGTTGGTAAAGCTGCCGGGGGATTCATTGGCAGAGAGATTGGCGGCATCCCCATTGCAGGTGCGATCTTTAGAATTTTAGGGAAGAAATTTGCAAATGCCAATCTTGAGAAGAAACAATACAAAAAGACTTTGGTAATTCGAAGAAAGCTTGAATTGAAAGAAATGGCTAAGATGGAGAAGATCCGGGCGAAACTTGATACCAAGAATAAAATCGCAGAAGAATCCAAAGATCCTCAAGAACCATCGGATCATACTGGTGGATTACCCGGCGAAAAGAAACCCAAAGGCGGTACAGGTGTTGCGGCAGCGGCTGAAAAGATGTCAAATGCTGCAATGGAATTACAGGCCACTGTAATATCATTTACCCCCGCGATTCAAACCTTCCATGAAACCGTCGAAAAGATGGCGGAACTGGTTGATGCTCAATATGATAAACGCAATGATCCAGAACCAGCCCAAGCAGAACCAGCATCCAATGGGCCGGGTAAAGTTCATGATGCACAACTACTTGAATATCTACACGGCATTGAATATCTAACCCAAGAGAATGCTGTAATTGCAGAAAATGGTCAGGATATTCTTCGAACCATGAGTAAAGATATTGGCAATATCAAATGGCATACCGCCAGACAGAATGGATCTGTGGGTAGAATCGAAAAGCTTATAAAAGATAAACAAGATGGTCTTGGAAGTGGTGATAGTAATAAGACCATTGAATCTATGGCAAAAGATGTTGGCACTATCAAGTGGCACGTTGCCAGAATTAGTGGTAGTTCAGATCGAACCGAAAAATTACTTATTTCAGCGGCGACTGATAGAATCAAATTCCTCACCAATCAAGATACTCAAATTGACCTCATGAAAAAACAACTTACCGGACAAGAAGAACAAACCGGTATGACTATGTTGAGCGGCGCTGCCGGTGCTGTCGGTAGTGCCGTAAGTGGTATTGGTAGTGCAATAGGTGGTGTAGGAGAAGCGATTGGTGCTACAGCGATTGGTGCGGCTGTAATTGGAGCATTGCCGGAAGTTCTTGCAGCAGGTGCCGTAATTGCAGCAGTTGGTGGATTGGCGTTTGCCGTCTATAAAATGCTTCCAAGTAGTTGGTTTGGTGGTAGCAGTTCCAGTGCAAATGGAACAAGCCCAGATGATAATCTAAAGCATGCAGATGACTTAGCTAAACAAAATGGTAGTGTGGATGATGATTCTCACAAAACTCCTGAACAAATCGCATATGCAAAACAAAATGGCCGATATGCAGATAAATCAATGTACATGTCACCAGATCCAGCTAAACCGGGTCAATATAAAGCCTCGGATGAAATGTATCCATGGGAACATGATAGATTAATGGCACAACAAGATGGTGATCATGGAATTGGGATCAACTCTGCGGCAGTAGAAGCATCTAAATCCGCTACGGATGGATCGGGTGGTAATACAAGTATACAAACCAACAATAATTCGGGTGGTAATACAACCGTTGTTCAACCATCGGCGGTAAGTGCGCAGTCCGAATACACACGCTTTAGATGAGTATGAATAATGACAGATCGTCCTAGCATGATTCAAAACACTTTGTCAAGCACAAATCATAAATTTGTGCTTCACAAGGCCAACACAAAAATATTTAACTGGCAGGTCCAAAAATTCGATGTGCCGGATATAAATATCAGTACAGCAAAGGCAACATCCAGTCCGAAGGTCGGATCTTGGAACCTAGCCGGTACGGCAATCAATTATGATAGACTCCGGGTTCAATTCCTTTTGGATGAAGACCTGCAAGCGTGGATCGAACTCAAAACGTGGATCAAGGAGATTGTGGACCCCTACGGCACCCAGCCTACGAACCTCTACAATCAGGCTGAAAGCACGGCAGCGATCCACGTCATGACAAACAACCATAGCCCTACAGGACAGGTGTTTACGTTCCATAGGCTGTACCCTGTGCGTCTTGGTGGTCCATCATATGATGTAACCGTATCAGACCCCACCCCGTTGACATGCGTAGTAGAGTTCATGTACGATACATTCGATCTTGAAATCGCCGTTGACACAACAATTTAAATTTTTCAATTCTGTTTAGGAATGGGTCAGATGTGTGGTATAACTGATCCATATGAATTGATTCCCTTCCAAGGGACGTGGCCGGGGCGGTAACCCGGCTTCACGTACTACCGACCACAAACGATTAAAATTACCCTTTACCGGGCAGTCCATCCACTTTGACCTGTAGTGGTTGCAAACTGTAGAAGAACATGGCGACAGCGGGATGTGTGATACCGCTGACAATCCTTGCATCAAATCCAAAAGGTGACTATTGTGCGCTGGGTGTGGATGATGCGAGCTACTGCTGTGTAAACCGGTCATTCCGATAAAATTGGAGTTGGGTGATCGACAGCCTCTAGCTAGGAGCCTAAACAATTTCATTCTCCTTTAGGATGGTAGCTCTGTGAAACAGATACAACTACCCCTGCCTCAAGATTGGTCATGCCCGATTTGATGCAGTTCCGTAGCGTTGAGAACAGATATAAGAGCCGATAGCGTTACCCCGGCCCCCAAAAATGGGAATCTGGCATGATTATGTACGATGGCGAATAGTCAAATTCGTTTTACGTTTTTCTCCTGTTTAGGAGAATTACGCCTCCAACAAACG